GTATATATGTATATACGACCAATATATAAGTATATATTAATTATGAAAAAATGACATGGCAAAAACAGAAACAAAATTAACTTCTGTAAAGATTATTAAGGACATTTACAGTAGGTTTAAGAAATTATCTTTTGAAAGTAATTTGACATTACAAAAACTAGTCAACCGCTCGTTGACAAAATATGTAGAAGATGAAACCTTCCGAGTAGAAATAAAGGAATATACGGAACTAGAAACTTCTGGTTCACAATTTTAAAAAACAAATGAAGTTACGTAATTTACTACCAAAATCCTTATTAAAAGAGGGTGTAAAACATAAGTTTGGATATATAGCGTTATTTTTCACATTTACCGAAATGAAAAAAATACATTCGGTAATTGATTCTAATGATATATTCATAGATGATGATGATGATGATTCATTTGGATTAGAAACAGAACCGCATACAACTCTTTTATATGGGATACACGAGGAAGTTTCCGTGCAAGATGTAGAGGATATTCTAAATAAATACACATACTATACGTGTGAAGTAAGTAACCCATCATTATTTGAAAGTGATAAATACGATGTATTAAAATTTGATGTTACAGGAGACAACCTCCATGAAACAAACGGTGATTTAAAATCATTACCACATACATCAAGTTATCCGAAATACCATCCACACTTAACGATTGGATATGTAAATCCAGGTAAAGGAAAGAAATACGTAGATAAATTGAACAAAATTGGACAAAACTCATTTTGGTTAACACCACAGTACGTTGTGTTTTCACGAGCAAACGGTAAAAAAACAAAAATTAAAATAAGAATAGATTGATATGGCACTAAATAAAGTAAATTAAAATGAATAAAGACAATTTTGGTAGTAATGGTAAAAAATGTATTTTGTTGCTGAGTGATGATTTAAGAATGGCAAGTGGTATAGCTACGATGTCGAAGGAATTCGTACTAGGTACACTTGATAAATATAACTGGGTTCAGTTGGGTGCAGCGATTGACCATCCCGACCAAGGGAAGGAGTTGGATATGAATGATGATGTTAGGAAATCAACAGGAATTAAGGATGCAGAACTTAGATTGATCCCATGGAGTGGATATGGTGATGCAAATATCCTACGCCAACTTATAATGAAATACAGACCAGATGCAATACTACACTTTACTGATCCGAGGTATTTTTATTGGTTATACGAAATTGAGGCTGAAATTAGGGAGAACATTCCAATACTATACTATACTATTTGGGATAATGTGGGAACACCGGAAACCGATTGGGCAGGTGATCCTGATTACAATTCAGAGTATTACTCATCATGTGATGGGTTATTCTGTATCTCCCGACAGACGTATGGAATGGTTAATCGGGTAATATCAAAAAAATATGGAGATGAGTTAGAAATTGTTAATAACTAATTGAACTTATTTGAATGTTTTTTAGGTTTTTTTGATTGTTTTTTTGTTTTTCTTATATTCATATGTATGAAGCATTATGTATATAGATTAGAAGATCCGATAACTAATGAATTTTACATTGGAAGTAGAAGCTGTAAATGTGATATAAAAGATGATCCTTATATGGGTAGCTATTATACTTGGAAGCCAGAAGACAAATCAATCTTGGTAAAAACAATATTAAAATCAAATTTTAGAAAACGAGAAACTTGCATAAAATACGAAGCTAAAATTATTAAAGAAAATATTGATACTAAATTAAACAGGAATTATCACATTCCGAAAGCTGGATTTCATACTATGGGAAAATCATGTAGTGATGAAACCCGTAAAAAGTTAAGTAATATAATATTAAATAATTTAGAAGAACACCGAGCACGGGTAAAAAAGTACCATGCTGATGTTAGAGGTGAAATGAACCCCTTTTACGGAAAACATCATACGGATAAAACTAAATTAAATCATAGTAAATTTATGAAATCACAACCATCTATTAAATGTCCTTATTGTGATAAAGTTGGAGGGAATGGTATAATGCAACGTTGGCACTTTGATAATTGCAAATTAAAAAATAAAAATGACTAGATACACAGTAAATATAAAAGAAGAAGCATATTCAAAGATAAGGGAATATTGTAAAGAAAATGCATTAAAAATTAATGGTTGGGTAGAAAAAATACTAATGGATAAATTAGATGAAATTAACAAGAAAACATTATGAAAAACCTAAAAGGAGAAAAATCCAATTGTGTAATAACGTATTGCCCACATGGTATTAATGATAAAATTTTCAAACCCGTCAACGTGGAAGATGAATTCAGACAATCGCTTTTCGGCCAGAAAAATTATAAATTCGTATTGTTTTGGATGAACAGAAACATAAAACGTAAACAACCCAGCGATGTAATATGGGCGTACAAAAAATTCGTGGATAGTATCCCCACAGAAAACCGTAAGGAAGTATGTTTAATAATGCATACGAATCCAATCGATACCAATGGAACGGATCTAGTTGCGGTCAAGAAAAAGATTTGTCCTGATTACGAGGTTATCTTTTCAACAAATAGAATTGATCAATCTCAATTAAATAAACTTTACAACATATCCGATGTTACGATAAATATCGCTGGTAACGAGGGATTTGGATTAACAACCGCAGAATCACTGATGGCTGGAACTCCGATAATCGTAAACGTTACGGGAGGGTTACAGGATCAATGTGGTTTCCGAGTAGGTGGGAAAGAACTAACTACGGAAGATTACATTAAAATCGGATCACTACACGAGTACAAAAAGTGGGAGGATACGGTTACCCACGGTAAGTGGGTCAAACCCGTATGGCCACGAGTACAGACAATGGTAGGATCAGTATCGACCCCATATATTATAGATGATAAAGTGAATGTGGATGATGTCACGGATGCAATTAAGTACTGGTACGATATGACAAAAATGGAACGTACCGAATGTGGTACATCCGGTAGGGAATGGATGAATAAGAAAAATGGGTTGAATTTAAAGACCATGTGTGATACTATGACCAATGGTATTGAGGCGGCACTTAAAAACTTCAAGCCCAAACCTAGATATAACCTTTATAAAATTTAATAATATGAAAATAAATAAGAGATATTTTTATGTTGGGATTATATCGATTATGATAATATATTCATGTAAGAAATCATATGATTTGATATCCGAAGCGATTACAATAGAAGATTTAAAAAAAGAAAATATAACAGAAAATGAATAACAAACCATTACTAGTATTTCAAGCCCCGATTGCCACACGGTCGGGGTATGGGTGATCATTCAAGAGATTTATTAAGAAGTCTTTTTGAGATAGATAGATTCGATATAAAAGTAGTTCCGACAAAATGGGGGAATACACCACAAAATCAATTAACCGATGATACCGAATTCGGTAGAATGATTTTAAATAATATTATAACTACATTGGATAGGAAACCCGAAGTGTTTATACAAGTCAGTGTTGCAAACGAATTTAAACCAGTTGGTGTTTTTAATATCGGTATTACTGCGGGGGTAGAGACAACTGCGGCTCCCAAGGATTTTATTGAGGGGTGTAATCGAATGGATCTGGTAATCGTTCCATCCGAATTCACAAAACGAACATTACAGAACACAGGATACAACCAAATAGATAAACGAACGGGTAAAACGGTATCGGTGTTAAAATTAGAAAAACCGATAGAAGTTCTCCATGAGGGATTAAATTTAGAAGTTTTCAATAAAATAGAATGGGTATAATATGAAAGTAAGTAAAAAAAATAGTGATATATACCAACTATTAGATAATGATGGTATTCCCTCATGGAATTTTTTATTCGTAGGACATTGGCTACAAGGCAACGTTGGTGAGGACAGAAAGGATATTGGTATGATGATAAAGACATTCTGCTCAATATTCAAGGATTACCCAAAGGAAAAACAGCCTGGAATTATCATGAAAACATCGACTGCAGGATTCTCGATGATGGGCAGGGAGGATATTAGAATAAAGATAGATAATATCAAAAATCAATTTGGGGATAAGTGTCCACCAATATTCCTATTGTTCGGTGATTTGAGAGAAAGTGAAATGAACGAACTTTATAATCACCCCAAATGTAAAACAATGATTTCATTTACCAAGGGTGAGGGGTATGGTAGACCATTGCAAGAGTTCGCAATAACAGGAAAACCAATAATAGTATCCAAGTGGAGTGGTCAAATGGATTTCCTACCAGAAGAAAATGTAGTATTCCTAGAGGGTGATGTAAAACCTGTCCATGAATCCGCGGTAAATCAATTTTTACTAAAAGAATCAAGTTGGTTCACGGTAAATTACTCACAGGCAGCACAGAAGATGTACCATGTACATAAGAACTATGATGATTATTTAAAAAAATCATCACCGTTAACCAAGTACACCGAGGATAATTTTTCATTATCTAAGATGACCGATAAGTTAAAATCCATATTAGAGAAAAATGTACGGGCCACCGAGCACGTAGAATTAGTATTACCTAAAATTACTAAATTATGAGTCAGTGGAGAAGATATAAACGCAAGAGTATAAGTGAAATGAGAACCTATGAAGAGGGTGAGATATTGTCGGATAGAGTTTCCATATCTGCTTCTGATTTAGAAAATGGCAGCCCCAAAATTGGTGATATGATTGCTAGAAACCCCATGAACCATGAAGATATGTGGTTGGTCGCTAAAGAATACTTTGATGATAATTTAGAACCAATATAATGAGTTTCACAAATCAATATAGGCAAATTATGCAACCAGAGGCCCGAGTTGCAAGGACTGCTATCAAACCTAGAAATGTATATCGCGTGAGCACGTATACGGGTAGCAAACCCATCACAAAAACGGGTGATGAATCTAGGTGGATTTTTGTAATTGGTGTAGTGGGTGATAAAATACACTGTATTAGGTTAAATGAAATAAAACCCTTAGATTTCACTAATTTTATAAACAAAATTCGTGATAAACGTACACCCATAACTGATGATAAACTTCTAAGTTTGTTCCTAAAGAAATTTAGTACGAATGGATCTGATTTATTTGAACAACATATAAAGGGTGATTCAAAAATATATCCAGGTGGAAAATCTGCATATAGAATCTATATGTTGGAGAAAATTAGATATGTATTTGAAATCAGATTCGAAACAGGTTATTTACGTGAATTGTTCGGAGAAATAAATACACCAAATACATCACAACAGCAAAGAGTTGTACAGGAAAAAGAAATAGATGAAAAGGATGGATAAAATCGATAAGTTTAGGGGCGAGTATAATTGGTTAAGCAACTTCTATGATGTTAGGATTGAATTCGGTGAAAGGGTTTACAAATCAATAGAACACGCGTATCTAAGTGCTAAGTGTGATGATGAACAATGGAAACAATTATGTTCGGAAAACCAGCCCGCGGTAGAACTTAAAAAGATATCCAAGGGAATACCAATTGTAGCAAACTGGGAAGATCAGAAACTTAGTGTAATGAAGGTATTATTGGTAAAGAAATTCACACAAGAACCATTTAAATCCAAACTCATCAAAACATCGGGTAAGTATATAGAGGAAGGTAATACTTGGTATGATACCTTTTGGGGTGTCGATTTAAAATCAGGATTTGGAGAAAATCATTTAGGTAAAATTATAATGGATATCCGAGATATAATATTAAAAAAATAAATTATGACAATAAGTTATTGTATTACCGTGTGTAACGAGTTATTAGAAGTTACAAAACTGATAAATTTCTTACAACTACATATCAATCCAGATGATGAAATCGTGGTACAATATGATGAAACCGCAGTTACATCGGAAGTACTTGCTTATCTAAATATAGCAGATAAAATGGAGGCAAGATTGAAAGTAGTCGGATTTCCATTGAATAAAGATTTTGCATCATTTAAGAACAATCTCACAAAACACTCAACCAAGGATTATATATTATCGATCGATGCCGATGAAATTCCACACGAGAACTTGGTGGAACTATTGGGACAAGTACTGGATACAAATCCAGTTGATTTAGTTTTCGTACCAAGGATAAATACAGTCGATGGAATAACCGAACACCATGTAAAAAAATATGGTTGGAAAATTACAAAGATAGAATCGGATACTCTAATACATGAAAAGGTAATTGATATTGATAGTGCGGAATATCAATTACTGAAAAAATATGATTTGATAATCGAAGAAACCCATAGTGGATTGGTGAAATATTATAGACCCGTTAATCAATTTCCAGATTATCAAACAAGATTGTACAGGCGGACAGATGATATTGAGTGGCAAAACAAGGTGCATGAACGGATTACAGGATACAATAATTTTTCCAACTTCCCCGCAAAAGAAGAATGGTGTATTTATCATCACAAGTCCATAGACAGGCAAATTGTTCAGAACAATTTTTATGAAACAATATGAAACGTAAGTTTACAGCAATATACGCACATGATGGTGAAGAATGGTCGACCCCATATTCAATAATTCAGGAATTTGAAGCAAGGGGGTGGGAAACGGAGATAGTAAGTATAGGTTCTAATAAAACGGGTAGATACAATGATATTTCACTTCATGAGTGGATTCATTCAGATAAACAAACTGATATTGTAATGCTATTTGATTGGGGACGGTTCGATTCACCATTACTTGATAAGAATAAAAAGAATGCGTTTTGGGTACAGGAAAGTGGAGATGATCCACAAAACTTCGATAGGAACTTCCCCAAGTCCGACAGATTCCATGTAACCCTATCACCTGATTTCGAATCGACGGAAGAATATAAGAAACGTGGCATCGATGCGTATTGGTTTAATCATTTTGCAGATACCAGAGTTCAATTTCCAATAAAAAGTGAAGTAGATTACGTTGCATTAACAACGAGGGGAATCGGTGGTTCACAATTCTTGGATACCCTGACCAGACATGGGGATGGTGCGTTTGGTAATAGAAACGGATTAAATTCCGAAGAACATACCAAATTCCTCAATTCAGGATTAATGGTTGTACAAAATTCAAGGTGGGGAGAAATTACCCGCAGAATATTTGAAGGAATGGCGTGTGGAAAATTGGTACTCACAGATAGATTATCGGATTCCAAGAAACTACAAGAACTATTCATAGAAGGTCAGGAAATTGTATTCTATGATGATATAATAGATTGTATCCATAAGATGAACCACTTTTCGGAACAAGATAAAGTACGTGAGGGTATCGCAAAAAAAGGAATGAAAAAAGTATTAGAAAATCACACACAGATTCAGAGAGTTGATTTTATTATACAAAAATATAATGAATTTTTAACAAAAATAAATGAATAAATTACCACTTTCAATTGGCATCCTTGCGTGGAATAGTGGTCAAACGTTGGTAAACACCCTCCAGACTTACTTTGATCGACGTATGCTACATTATGTAAATGATGTAACCATTTTGTTCCAATCGGTGAATGAACAAGATAAGGAAATCGCACGACATTTTAATATCCCATATATTGGGTGTGAATCAAACATTGGTATTGGCCAAGCATTTATCAAATTGACCGAGAACTCACAGACAGAAAATGTAATGGTGTTGGAACATGATTGGAAGTTGATAGAGGATGAAACAATCACAATAGATAGATTAAATAGTGGTATAGAATTACTGAATAAAGGATTTTCGTGTGTTAAATATAGACACAGAAAACGTCCAGGCAAACCTTTATTTTCACAAATTCATGAGGGAAATGAATTGAATTATTATGATAGGGAGATAGAACAAAAATCCCCACATCTATTGGACTCCGTGCATTGGTGTAATCCGAATGAAAAGTTCCCCAATTATATTCAGAAGGAAGGTGAGTATTTTACAACTACTTCCCGTTGGGCAAATTGGACTAACAACCCGTGTATGTACAAGAAAGAATTTTATTTGGAAACAGTAACACCGTTCGCTGGTAACGGTATCGATCTAGAAGGTAATATTGGTAAGTGGTGGGCAAAACAAGAGTATAAGGTCGCACATGGCAACGGGCTTTTTACTCACTTGGATGAGGGAAAATATGGAATATAAAAAAGTAAAACCAATAGATTAAAATGAAAGATTTAATAATCTCAGCAATAGCAAACTATAGCAAAGAAAAAATCAAAATCTATGTTGAATCATTAGATAGAACTGGATTTTCGGGGGATAAGATAATGGTGTGTTACAATATACCACCTGATACCATTTCCTATCTAAAATCCTTTGGATGGGAGTGTTATGGTATGAAACTACAAGGTCATCCACATATGAGGCGATTACTTGATATGTGGTATATAATTCAGAACGATACTCGAAAATGGAATCATATAGTAACCACAGATGTCCGTGATGTAGCATGGCAAACAAATCCATCAAATTGGTTAGAAAATTATTTGGAATCGGAAATTATAGTAGCATCCGAGAGTATACATAATGAAGATGAGCCTTGGGCGAAGAAAAATCTACACGAGGGATACGGCCCGATATTTTGGGATTATATAAAATCGAACACGGTAGCTTGTGTAGGTGTTTTAGCTGGTAAGGGTCAATCTATGAAAGATTTACTAATGATTAACTGGTTGATATCACAGGCAGGAGATACCCAACACTTTACAGACCAGAGTGCATTGAACTTAATACTTCATAATTCTCTAATATCGGATAAGTTAAAACCAAATAGTGATTTTGCATTACAAGTGGATTCTTTAAAGAACCCTAATCGATTTGAAAAAACAGATGTTGTTATAAAAAACGATATGGTAATGAATGGGGATAATCCATATGTACTCGTTCATCAATATGATAGATTACCGAACTTGAATAAAATGTTTACAGAAAAACATAAATAAATGAAAATAATCATAACATCGTTTGTAATGCCACATGAGTTGGATGACTTGGAACGTGTTTTGATAGAGTTCAACAAATCATCAAAGTATGTAGATGGTAAGGATTATGGATTCAATATTTCCATGAACATTTCTGATTATTTAGTTGATTGGGATAATTCAATTGCACCACCAAAGTATTTCGAGGAAAAATTCTACAAACTTAAAAAACTAACTGAATGGTGTGGTGATTCTACATTCCAAATTCGTGATGATATACGAGGTGCACTACAAGCAAAGAGATATGCACACATGGAAACTCCAAATGCTACCCATTTTATATGGATGGACACGGATATTGTATTTGATGAAATGGCACTAGCATATATTGAAAACGGTATAAAATCAATAGAATCAAATGAAATATATAAGTACATCATAACACCTGAAATTGTTAGGTATTGGGATACTACTTGGGATTGTCTTGTCAATGAAAAATACATGGAAATGGAACTGGATTATTGTAAGATATGTAATCCATTCACGGATAGTGGTGTCAAGGGATCAGTGTCAGTCGAAAGTGTAAATAATAGAGTACATGGACAACCAAGATTTAAGTTCGGTGCGGGTTGGTTGACATTGATATCCAAACCGTTATTGGATAGAATACCGTTACCGGAATCCATGGGAGCATACGGCCCCGATGATACATTTTTGATGTGGGGTATGGAAAAGTTAAAATCCCAAGGAGAAAATATATTCCAGTTCAAACTTAAAAATTACATAGTTTGTGAGAATTTTAGGTACAGAAATCAATCAGAGTACGGGTATCTAATAAAAAGGATAGACCGCAAGGATGAGTTTCTACAAATATCCAATGATGCAATCAATTCAGAAATACAAAAATTATAGTTTATGTAAATCCGATCATAAATTAATAACATCCACCAATCACCTTTATTTATTATATATTCATATTTATATAGGTATAGTAGCATATACAGTTATAAAATCTATTTTTTTTAAAAAATAGTAAATAATATTTTATGAAAATAAAGATGTATACATAATGACGGATCTAGTAGTTTTTATTTTACCCTTTTTTACTGGATTAATTGGTATCGTAGTCGGACAATTTTTTAGAAAAAATAAAAAACCGATATCATGTAACATCAATTTAAATGAGTTAATAAAATCTATAGATTTATATAAACAATCAACAAATAAACTTCATAAAAAAACACTTAATCGTATAATTGAACTCGAATGTTTGAAACAATCCCCCAATATTGATGAACACGGATAACCTACTATCACTTATGCCATATATAGCACCCATAATCACTGCATTCGCGGGAATTCGTTGGGGTGGAGTTATATTGGATAAGTTAAACATAAAACAAAAACGGGGAGATGTCGAAAGTGATTCCCTACGAAACCTTAAAAGGAATCTTGAACTGTACCAGGAAATAGTTGATGATCTTAATCAAAAATACAAAGAAAGAATATTCGATTTCGAAGAGAACTTCAATCAGAGTTTAATTAGATTGAAGTTGGAGTTGGAAGATTTACGTTCGGTAAACGATGGACTTCAACAAATAATTATAGAACAAAGGGCTCTAATAGTAAGACAATCCAAGAGTATTAAATATTACGAAAGTAAGTGTAATCAAGAGTAATATTTACAAAATCAAAATTAAACTATATAGAATTAGTAAAATAGATTTAATTTTTGTATATTTGTCAAAGTTAATAATTAGTTATAGATATGATATCACGTTCATTATTTTGCGAAAACAAAAAATTATTCGTATTTTCATCCGCAATGTTAAACGATATGAGTGATGTGTATAAAATGAAAGATACAACGAATAAATTAATCAAAATATCACATTCGACTGGAAAAGATATAATTTATATTCTATCGGATGTAACGTTACAAAAATCAATTAATGAATATTTAAAAAATACTAAAATTAACAGTAATAAATTTAAAGTTGTAGATTTAAAGGATTTGTCAGTAATTAAAAAATCAGAATGGATTATATCAAAAATCGATGATGAAAAATATGATGATATTTATATAATTGATGAATCTGATAATAACATTAAATATTTTAAAAAAATATTACGTAGTAGGAATGTTCGATATAATATAATTAATATTTAATTTTGATAACACTAAAAAATACATTAAAAGATGGAAACCTACCAAAATTCAGTTTTGCATCAGATATAATTGATTATATTGAGAAAAAATCTCCGGAGTTTAATAAATACCTCGATAAGAACGCAAATTACGATGATGTACATTATTCGATTCCAATGAAATTGGTAACTAAAAAATTTGGATGGGTTGAATTAGATATAGAGACAATGAATAATGATATTGAATCATATGAAGGTTGGATAGGTATTTACAACGGCCACCTGCAAATTGGGAAATAATCTTAATAAATACACGAATGATAAAGCTAAAAAATATATTAAACGAGGGTAATGATTACAATGTTTACCATAACACATATTCATCGGCAGTCCAATCCGCGGAGAAGTGGGCAATCAACAGAGGATATACGATTGATGAAGATGATTGGAGTAATCAAATTGCGTTTGGACCAAAGAAACCATCTCCGGGTAAAACCAACAGAGCACAGATAGGGTTATTCAAGAATGGCAAACCACAACGGAAATCACTCAACATTCAGGTGTATAACATGGGTAAGACCAGTAATACATATGAATTAAATGCATACATAAATTAAAGATATGAGTGAGTAATTCGAAAAATAAATAATTTAATATTTATTGATGAATTAACACCATAGTATTATGTTTTTTGAGTCGATATCCAACCTTAGAGATGAGAGGTCCACATTAACGAAACACACCACAAAGAAGTTTCCAACTCGTCCAATTTCCAGAATCACAACCATTGTGATACACCATAGTTTGACTAAAAGTGGTACTGCAAAGGCATTTTCAAATTATCACGTTAAATCAAACGGATGGCCAGGGATCGGGTATCATTTTGTAATCGAAAAAGATGGTGATGTAGTTTGGTGTAACGACCTAGGAACACGATCATATCACGTTGGTAACTCCAATATATTTTCTGTCGGAATTTGTGTGGTGGGTGATTTCAGAACACAAACACCTACCGAAGAACAAATAGAATCCCTATTAACATTATCAAAATCATTAATGGAAGATTTGAATATATCTTCTGACTTCATAAAGGGACATTCTGAAATGAAGGGGTACACTTGGAAATCCTGCCCCGTAATAGATATGGATGATTTACGTGATAAAATAAAACAATATATCATTGGTGGTGAAATTCCGATAATCATCGAAAACCCCGGTGTACCCGAACTTCCCGATAATACAACATATATTGTAAAGAGAGGTGATACATTATGGAGAATCGCGGAGGATTATGCTAATTCAAGTGTGAGGGAGTTGTTATTGTTAAATCCAGGAATCAATCCACGTAGAGTTCCAGTTGGAACTGAACTAAAAATAAAATAGTATGAACCCAAAGATAATATATTCGGATAATTTTTTAAACTCAATTTCATGGTTTGGGAAAATCCAAGGAATCGCACTATTTCCGTTTATTATATTACGAAAACAGCATATTGGTACTGTAAGGGGAGAACAGTTAATTAACCATGAAATCATACACTTTCAACAACAACTGGAAACATTGGTAGTACCCTATTATTTAATATATGGTATAAATTTTCTAATTAATGTAATAAGGGGAGATGATACCCCATACCTAAATCTACTATCGGAACGAGAGGCATTTGAAAACGAAAAAAATTTAGATTATCTTAAAACCAGAAAAAGATATTCTTGGTTAAAAAACTAAACAAACAATAAAGTTTATGATTTACTACTTTACAGGATTACCGTTATCAGGAAAAACAACTCTTGGTAAAAAACTACACAACTTTTTAAAAACAGAAAAACGCAATTGGAGACAGAGTGTATTTCACATTGATGATGTCGATTTACTCGAAATTACCAAGGATCCGGATTATGCAGAACGAGGTAGTATAAAAAGTGTAAGAGATATCCAAATTATTACCGAGTACCTTCACAATAATAATTGTGATGTCGTGGTAACGATGGTATCCCCACAACGGAGTTTGCGAGAAGATTTCAAAGACAAATTCGCTGACGGCGATTATCAGGAAATATTCCTATACAATAACGATATCCAAGATTCCAATTTCCATATAACTGAATACGAACGACCTGAAATAAACTTCATCGATATAGATACTACGAAGGATTCTACTGATAAATCATTTTCCAAACTGATAAATACTCTAAACAAATTGGGAAAATTGTAATATACTATACATATACATAAAGGTAGATTACTATGGAAGAAGAAAACGATAAACCTATATTTGATCCAACACAGGATCTCTCCCTCGCACCAGCCAATAGAAGAAAGAGGGGAATGGGTGCACAGCCACTATTGGAAACCGAGATACTTGAAGTACAGAAAAAGGCACGATCAGCGATGGAGGCCGCAAGATTACTCGGTGTATCATATAACACATACAGAAAATATGCAAAGGAATACGGTATATTTGAAAATGTAAAGAATCCACATGGTATTGGAATCCGCAAGTCATATAATATAATAAGGGGTAAATATTCACTGGAAGATTTACTGAAAGGACAATATCCTGATTATCCCGTATATAAATTAAAACAACGCATTCTATTGAATGGGTATATGTTGGAAAAATGTAATAGTTGTGGATTCGAGGAACGTAGGATTACCGATCACAAAGTTCCATTGGTACTTGATTTCTTGGATGGTAATAGAAAAAACCACAAATATGATAATCTAAGAATGCTTTGTCTAAACTGTTTTTATCTTGAAGTTGGAAACTTAACTGGATCTCAAAAGGATTACCACTATTAATAATTGGTTTACATGATTACCATATACTTATAAACATGAAAACATCTGCAAAATACCTTACCACATTTTTCATAGTACTTTCAGTATTATCAGCAACTATTTTATGGTTGACCCGGGAATTCGATCTTTCCTCACAAAGTATGTTCGCGGATCAACCGAATGCAATCTGGTATATTCTAATGCACGTGGGAATTATAATGTCATTCTTTATACTTAGTTCATCATTCCGCGGTACAATATATCAATTGGTATCATTTTCATCTATCGCTACATTGGCGTTTGATTTAATGGATTTCCGTTGGTTACATAACATAACAACTGCGATACTATTTATCATTGCTTGTATATGTTTGACATTATATAGCCCCAATAGAAAACTATCATGGGTATTGGTCGGTATATCATCACTTGCATTCATATCCGGAATAATCGGGTTACTGGGATCCAGTGGTGTATTCTTGGGTGAAGTTATAGCTGAATTCCTACTTTCAATCGGAATTTTACTAATAGTTTGGAAAAAAGATGAAATTAATTTGGTGGATTGAAATATAATTCGTATATTGTAAATCAAATAATATAATAATTAAATAAATAAGTTATGATTAGTAATTTTTATGAGGTTTCAGTGGAAGAAGTTGTTGGTAGAACCAAAACAGGTAAGGAGAGAAAACAAAAGAGAATCTATCTAGTAGATGCAGTTTCTGTCACGGATGCAGAAGTTAAAGTAGTTAAAGATTACGAGGCTGCAAAATCAATGATTGAATTTAGAATTGTTGTTGCAAAAGAAAGTAGAATCGTTTCTGTAATTTAATGACAACACGAGTAGAAGAAGTAAGTACCACGGTAGCACATCGATTCCCACCCGGGGATCGGTGGTCACCCGTTGAAAATACAACCTTAATATTGGACTCACTTACAGATTTGTTGGAATACGTGTACCAAAAACATGGACACACTCAATTCTACATAGATGCAAAGGAAGGAACTGTTTATATAATAACATCAGCGACCAAGGAAATACCGCCCGAACCTGTAAAGGAGTGGTCGTTATACGGGGAAGGTTAGTATATTTTTTTTGTACTTTCTTATATTTATATGTGTAAAAAGTTTGGTTCAGAGATATGATTATGGAAATATTATATTGGATATCGGTAATAACGGTAACTATTTACATTGGATACAAACTGTACCATATATTCACGGATAAATGAGAAATACAATGAAATTGAAAAAATTAATTACAGAATCGGTTCTAATCGAATCCATTTATGGTATTGATCGGGAATTAGATGATATCAAAAAACAATTAAAAGAACAAATAATAATCGAGGGAGTCGATGATCCCGGAATTCTTAAATGTGTATTCATGGCGGGAGGCCCAGGAAGTGGAAAATCATTCACCGCAATGGAAATTTTCGGCATCGATAAACAACTAAAATCATCATTTTCATCCACTGGATTAAAAAACGTAAATTCGGACTCAGTGTTTGAATCCGAGTTAAAAAAGAACGGCATTAACCCAAACGATTTGGCCAAAATAGAAAAAGAAGATCCAGAACTTTGGGATAAAATTACAAAAAATCCCGGAGGTATCCGTGAGAAGGCCAAATCATTAACCAAAAAACAGAAGGCTTTTTATGAGGCAGGAAGGTTGGGTATGATAATAGATGGAACGGGTGATAACTTTTCTAAAATTAAAAAACAAAAGATGGATGCGGAAAAACTAGGATATGACTGTTATATGGTATTTGTCAACACTTCACTGAAAGTTGCATTGGAACGTAATAACAATAGGGACAGGGTATTGCCGGAGGAATTGGTAACTAAAATTTGGAAAGATGTTCAATCTAATTTGACATCATTCAAAGGATTATTCGGAGGTAATTTTGAGATAGTGGATAATACCACCTATAAACCAATCGCAGATTCCGTAACATCATCCGTTAACAAGTTTATATCAAGACCCGTATACAATTATATTGGTAAACAATGGGTTGCCACTGCTCGAGCATTAAAAAACTCAAATTTAATCAAAAAATAATTTTCCTATATTTAAGTACAATAACAAAAAACTTAATAAATGGAAGATATATTGGATAATATTGCTAATATTACATCAATAATTGATGATGCAATTAATGATACAAACTGGGATTTGGTGCAGGATGCAAGAGATGAACTAGATGAACTCTATAAAGAAATTGATAAAAATACCTACAAATTCGGTGATTACGATTGAGTTATGTAGTAAAGTACCTACGTGAAAAAGATGATATAAAACTGGAGTTAAAATCAAATTCAGATAATATCGGATACTATGCGAAATACAGTAGTTTTATTGGTCCAAGTGAATCAATCAAATACATTAAAAAGAAACTTAAAAATTTTAGAAAATAAATCGGTTATCCTTTGGATATTCCGATTTTTTTTTGTACATTAGTGGAATAATCAAGGACATGGAAACAATAGAATTGGATTGTGAATTTTGTGATGGAGTTGGTTGGTTGGATAGATATACCGTGCCGGACGAATGTCATATATGTCAAGGTACAGGTAAAATAGAAACCGAAATATAATATAGGAACTGTAAAATCATTATGTGTTGAATTTTAACATATTAAATTAGGAATTGTAAAAATGATTCCGTATATTTGACAGTAGTAATGATTGAAAGAGTAATAAACCTTAAAACAATTAAAATGAAAAAATCAAGTTCTATCAAAGATATGGAAAGTATGATGAAAAGTATATTTTGTTATGGTAGCTTAACCAAAGAGGATAGGTATTTACAATCATATCGAAAACAATTATCACCAGAGGAATTCAATAAAGTATTTGATGATTATTCAAAATATTTAAACGATAATTTCGATGTAAAGGGTAATGTATATACTGATCGTGATGGGTGTACTTACAATTCACTTGTACAAAAATAAACAAAATGGCAATAATTAAAAATAAACAAAATGGCAATAATTAAAAAAGGACAACGGGGCAAAAGAACAATTGATTTAACTGGACCAGAGGGAAACGCATATTTCCTGATGGGCACCGCAAACAACTGGGGTAAACAAATGGGATTGGATACCGATAAACTTATTGAGGAAATGATGTCTGGTGATTATGAAAATTTAATCAAAGTGTTCGATGATAACTTCGGATCAATTTGTAATCTAGAACGATAATTAGTAAACTTTTACATTTTTCATTTGGATATGTTAATTAAAATTCGTAAATTAGTAGGGTAATAGTGATTAAATATAAAAATATGAATAAAAAATCAAGTTCAAGTTTCTGGTCGAATAAATTCTTTGATGACATCGATGTTGATGGGGTTACGTTCGGTACCAGAAAATCGCCAAATGAATTATACAAGATGGCCGCTGCTAAGAGGGCAGTTTCAAACTTTGTTAATATCGTCACGAACGATGTTATATCAGTAAAATTTGAAAGTGAGAACAATTCGTACACAGATGGTAAAACGGTTGTTATCGGTTCTAATATATCTTCTCCTGATGATTTTGATGTTGCGGTTGGATTGGCTCTTCACGAGGGATCACACATTAAACTTTCTGACTTTGATCTTCTTAAAAAATTGGATTCGATCATACCACAGGAATGTTATGATTTGGGTGCAAACGTTGGATATATATCCTCCAAGGTACAACACATTATAAAGGATTTGTGGAACGTGATCGAAGATAGGAGAATTGATAATTATATCTATTCTATTTCTCCGGGTTATAGAGGTTACTATCAATCAATGTACAGTAAGTACTTTAATAACGAAGTTATCGATGAAGCATTGGTATCCGATACACATACAGATGAAACCCTTAACAGTTATATGTTCAGGATTATCAATCTCCATAACCCCAAAACTAGAGTTACCGCACTCAAACAACTTAGAGAGATTTACAGGTTAATCGGATTGGGCACCATCGATAGATTAAAAACAAGTAGTGATGCACTCGATGTCGCGATAGAGGTCTATAAATCGGTTATAAAGGCGTTAATGAATGAAAAATCCCAACCAGATAATAAAAAAGATAATGGAGATGGAGAACCCGAAATGGGTGAATCCCAAGATGGTGGTGATAAAGATGGTGGTGATAAAGATGGGAATCCCGAAACGAATGAATCCCAAGATGGTGGTGATTTCGATTATGAAGGTGGATTGGAAGTCAAAAAGTTTAATGAAAGTTTACGTGATGCACTAGAAGAAGCTATAAGGACACAACAAAAGTTCCTTGATGGTACGGTTGAAAAAGAACAACTTGATACCATTGATGAAAATCAACTTGATGCAATGGAGGAAGCTGGAATTGAACTCAACAACGTTGGTACTTCAATCGAACCCGAAGGTAATTATAATAATCAAGGGGTTACGTGTATAGTAATCAAGAAGCTGACTCAGGAGTTACTACAATCATCGGAATTCCCACTTACCATCAATTCAAATTATGGAGACACCAGACGGCCGTACCAAAGGGAAGTGGATGATGGAATTATGATTGGCACCAGATTAGGTAAAAAGCTGCAGGTACGTTCTGAATCAAGAAATACGGTTTTCAATAGACAGAAAAATGGAAAAATAGATAAGAGGATGATTTCATCACTTGGTTATGGTAACGAAAGTGTATTTTACTATAATGAGTTAGACCAATTTAACAAGGCGAATCTCCACTTCTCAATCGATGCAAGTGGATCGATGTCCGGACCCTCTTGGAGGAATACGATTACTAATGTGACTGCACTATGTAAGGCAGTTAATATGATTCAAAACTTGGATATACAGGTGAGTATTAGAACGACGGGCGGTAATAATCTACCGTATATTATAATGGCATATGATTCACGAGTGGACAACTTTAGTAAGGTTAAGGAAATGTTCCCATGTTTCTCACCAGGTGGAACAACTCCAGAGGGGTTGTGTTTTGAGGCAATTGAAAGGAATTTTATCCCAAGTAGTAATACCATGGATTCATATTTCGTTAACATTTCCGATGGTGAACCATACTATGGTGGTGAGGGATTCACATATTCAGGCCCGGCCGCACTAAAACACACTAGGGAACAAGTTAAGAAACTTCGTTCAAAGGGTATCAAGGTACTTTCATACTTTGTATCGGGATCACCGAGAACCGAACACACAAATTTCTCTACTATGTATGGTGAATCGAGTAGATTTATTGATGTAACCAATGTGGGACAAATCACAAAGACTATGAACAATTTATTTTTATCGAAAAAGTAAATTTTAACATATTAAATTAGTAATTGTAAAATACAATTCGTATATTTATATAGTAATAATTAATGAGGGGCAATACCCCGTTTAAACCTTAAACTTTAAAATTATGAGCAAAAAGGATGTAAGTATGGAAGCATTTGATAATTTGGTAGTACCAATGAATAGTGAGGATGGCACCATTCAACGTGAAACACCCAAGACCCACGATGAAGTAAAGGATTTTATCCACAACGGTTCAATTAGTTTAAAACCAAAAGAATTGGTAATGGCTGAACTCAAATGGAAATATCTTGTACGTTCGGCAGTTAGGGCAAAGAACATAATGATGACTGGACCGAGTGGGTGTGGAAAAACATTAGCGGCACGTTCACTATGGAAGGCATTAGATCGTCCAAACTTTTATTTCAACTTGGGTGCAACACAAGACCCAAGGGCTACATTGGTAGGTAATACCCAATTCGACAAGGAGCGAGGAACTTTCTTTTCCCAATCGGCATTTATCACAGCAATCAAAACTCCGGATTCTGTGATACTATTAGATGAACTTTCAAGAGCACACCCTGATGCTTGGAATATCTTAATGACCGTCCTTGATGAGGGGCAACGATATTTACGATTAGATGAATCCCCAGGATCACCCATCGTAAACGTGGCCCCTGGTGTTACTTTTATAGCTACCGCTAACATTGGAAATGAATACACATCTACACGTGTTATCGATAGGGCGATGATGGATAGATTTGTTACCATTGAAATGGATGTTCTTGATAAGGAGCAAGAATATGATTTATTAAAGTATATGTACCCCGATGTTGATGAAAATGACTTGAACGCTGTTGCTGAAATTGCATCACACACACGGACACAATCCAGTATCGATGGTGGTAGACTTACAGAAATGGTTTCTACACGATCATCGGTTGAAATGTGTGGACTACTTTATGATGGATTTAATCTAGTAGAAGCAGCAGAGATTGCGATTCTACCGTTCTTTGATAATGATGGTGTAGATTCCGAACGGACGTATGTTACTCAATATCTCCAAAAGTTCGTTAAGATGGGTGAAGAAGATAGGTTATTCGAGGAGAAGGATACGGATGTGGATGATATTCAATCGAAGATTCCTATATTTTAAGGTTGATTATTATTACACTAAGAATGGGGAATATTCCCCATTTTTTTAAATTAAAAATTTAAATATGGCAGATAATGTAATGACAGATGATCGTAGACAGGCTGTTTTAGAACTCATAAAATGGTATTGGGATACGGTGGATAAAGGACAACATATAATTAATAAATCGGATTTTGAATTTCTATATGATATGTGGGAACATGGATTGAGTATATATAGTACCGATATACAAACAAGACTAAACATAATTCGTGAAATATACATTAATCATCACCCGGACAAAGATAAATCATTCAAGATATGACAGGAACGGATAAACCAGATTCATCGGAAAGTTCCGAAATCAAACTAGATAAATCTACAGATACGTTGACCGTTTACCTTGGTGATGAACCAATAGTGCAATGGATACGTGGAATTGGTAAGGTGACAATGATGCATGAACTTCTACATGGGTGTGAGGTTATACTTAACGGTGGCATTGATAGTAAATTATGTGTAATATTAATAGGCGAGGTAAATCACAAATCGTTCAATTATTATATTTCAGTAAAGCTCAAATCCGTATCTGTTACCTTGGATAAAATAATGGAATATGGATTGGAAAGTGAAGAATACGAGTTGTGTGCACGGGTCAAAAAATTGTATGAAATCATAAATGAACAACCACAGATATAAATTTGCAGTATTGGTTGATTCCAACGAGAGTTGGAGAAATTGGGTAGCCAAAAAGGTATACCGTAATAAACCTGCAAGCATCACAATGAATAGATTTACCTTACGTGATATCGAGTATATAAAAGTACTAACACCAGAATCTGTACGAGGGTTTAAGTTCGATGCAATCATAGAGGATTTTGGTGCGACCCAAAATCCAAATTACCACCAAATAATTAATTCAATCCGAGTTTGCTTCCTCTATTAATTATTTATATTTTATATTTATAGGTGAATACATAAAATAAATAAGATGAGGGATAGTTTAAAGCGGACAATAGGAATCACAATTGGGGTTCTACTGTTAATTACAATTGGATATATATTACTGATACCATCCAAGGTGAAGTACTTTCAAACGATAGATATACCTCGAACAAGTGTAACCATAAACAAAACAAAAATATCATATCTGGATACCATCGTTCACGCTGGATTGAATATATTAGAGATAGATACAGTATTTGTGACTATACGTAAAATATCGGCAACATCCAAAATTGAAGAACAGGAACTAGACATACTCGCACATATCATTGGAGATGGAAACTCCTTTATAATATTCATAACGGAAACCAAATCACGCTCGGAACATATCGATATAATCGCTCATGAACTTATCCACTTAAAACAGTACATAGACGGGGAATTAATATTGTTCGATGAACACGGTATAATATACAAGTATGATGAGTGGGAAGATATTCGTAATATAAAATACGAAGATAGGTTATGGGAAATCGACGCATTCAGGAAAGGCCCCATATTGGCAGATAAAATCAAAGATAAACTTTACATTAAAAAATAAAAAATATGAAACAGTATAATGATGTTGAATTCGAAGATGGAATAGATGATTATCGTGACCACCCGAGCTACAACCAAGAGAATGGTGAAACAACATTAATAGAGGATTAATTTGTTTATCCCGAATATTATCCGTATATTAGGTTAAACAAATAAACAAAGTTATGATAGATAAACAAAGTGTCCGTTCTCTAATAGAAGATAGTAAAAATCAAATTAAACAATGCCAGATGGCATTCCATGAATATTATGATGATCTCGACCAGAGGGAATCATTTTATAGTAAAATTAAATATTATGAATTTATGATCCAAAGATTACAGAGATTCTTATAAAATGAAATCAAAAAAACAAAAATATCCCAAAAAAATAAAATCCTTGGCTCAACTGGATAAATTAGAGGGATTACCATTTTCAGAAAAACGAATACCAAAAAAATTAAGGGATGGAAATGAGAGATGATTTAAAATAAATATTTTAT